AAATAACTTTGTTGACACTACTGCACTGTTGCTAAACCCACTGTGCCCTGCATTCTCACATTTCTCACTCAAAACTCTCTACGATGGCTTTCGATCTTTCCATTCCACGCTATTCCGAATCTCTCTGTCTTGATCCATTCCCCGATCCAAGGCCCCTTGATTATCCCGCCCCAGCCAGTTATCGCAGTGACAACGTCCGCCAGGCACTGTCTCTCCAGCTTCCATTCAAACTCTCTAGCGCCCGCTCTAAAGTTCGTGATGGTTGTGTCGACCTCCGGTATCAGTTACTGCGACATGAACCTACACGGTCGACTGAATCCATTCTCATAGGTCGCCGTCATTATCCTGCTCAGCCCAAATTGGGATTCCGTGGAGGACATCCAAGTGACTCATATCGGATGATTCTCACACCTGTTGCTGCAGCGTTGGCCAGTGATGTGGTGGATAAAAATGTCACTACCGCTGTCAACGCCATCAAGGTGCTCTTCCCTGACCAGGCTGCAGGTGAGACCATTCAGCCTAATGCACGCAGTGTCATCCGTGAGTTCGCTGGGGCATCATTCTCACCAGAGCGCTACGTCTGGCGGTTAGCCTCAATGTACTTGGCCGCTGCTTGGGCGGATGCTCATGGCTCTACACTCACTTCGACCCAAATCGACCTACCCCCATTCACTCACATCAATTCAGTTGGTTCATACAATGCCATACTAGCTACCTGGGATGGCGCTACCCAGCCTATTGCGATTGCCTATGAGGGGTGGCCGGATACTGTCACTCCACTGCTCAATGTTCTCACTCTGGCCGGCGCAGCGGCCCCCCGTTATGCACTTACAGGTACTGTACTGCTCCCAACTGTGGCTACCAGTTGGCCTTCTATCTCACAGGCACATGTATATTACTGTGGGCCACAAATACAGAGCGGACATCCATTGGGAGCCATATCCCCGGACCTCGTGTGGGAGGCGGCTAGTCTCTGGTGTGGTCAGCATGGCTGTGTCCAGCTTTTTCAAGATTATATCGCTACCATAGCAACACTCTGGGTGACTCCCACTCCCCTCACGGCACCCATACTCCAATCCCAGCGCATGTCACTCTCTATTCCTGCAGCTCGCATGGGACCAACAATCCTATCTCCCATCGCACAATCATATGTTACTTGGAGGTCTGAGTATGTTAACATCCATCAACCTTCTAAGCACCAGGTTTTCTTGGATGGTGCAGTCACTGCTCTGGCCATTGGATTGGCTGTGCGTACTGTTGCGTATAAAGCTGGCCTACCTTATGTGGAGTATCTCAGTCGCGCGTCTACCGAGCGAGATTCTGTGTATTCCATGTTCAAAGTGAGTGATACAACATGCCCAATGATGTTTCACGCACAAGAAGTACTCCGTTCATTCGGGGCCACAGGAACCCTAGGGGGCACCTTGTTGGGACTGTCTCCTGGGTTTGTCTCTACAAGTTCAATGTTAGGGTGGTGGAATTCATCTGATACAGCATTTCAATGGGAGGAAATAGCTAATGTGGTTTCTTCACTCCCCCGCTGCTGTGCTCTTAGTGGTGTAGTTAAGCCGATGCGTACAGCTTCGGTCCCACTAGTTGGGTCATGGTATCGTCCAGAATCCCTAATTGCCTCTCGCTCGGTGGAGGAGGCATTGCAGGGACTGTTCTATGTCCCCACATTATCCATTGGTTGGCAGATCTCTGATCTACACGCAGGTACAACTACTACCACTGTTGTGACACGCAAGGTCAATTACCGAAACAGTTTCAGCGATTGGCAATTTGCCCCTGAATACCGCAAAGATTTTGTCAGAATACACCTCGTCTTCCGCATTAATGCATTGGATGCTTCTCTGACAGCACATCATGGACCATTGGGCTCTACAGCATGGAAATGGTATGTGTCCAGGCCTGTGGAGGATTCTGATGTCGATCCAGCCTATGACGATCCAGTAGGACTTACTCCACCTGCTGGAGCTTCTGCATTACCCGCGCCTCCATTCATAGAATCTCCATTGGCTGCCCAACAACCTGCATTACAGGCTCCACAACTCACGACTACTCTGAGTCCTACTACTGTGCCTCCCGCCACCACCCCTGCACAACCAATGCTTCCACTAGCACTCAGCGCTAAACTTGATCGTGTTATCACAGTTCTCCATGATGCAGGCCAACCTACAGCTTGGCTGGACAGCATGAAGCTGGGACTTGAACGCAATTATGGGCAAACCACTCCGTGGGAAACCCGCGATCGTGAAGGTCGCATGCGGGCTGCCTGGGATGCCGTGGAACAACTCGATCCAATCGCCACATTGGTTGCTGTGCCTAATGGGGCCCGTTCTAATGTTGCTACGCTGCTAGGACAGCTATACAAAGCTGCTGCTACGGTCGCACACTCGCCTACTGCTGCCCGCGGTTGGGTTGGAGAAGCAGTCAGAATGGCAGCTCGTGGTCGAGCTCTCGCAGAGTGTTCTGCTATTACCCCCGTCGAGCTTGAAGACTACACCACTCCGCTTCGTGTGCAGAATTCCGCAGGAATTAATCAGGCTAACATATCTGCCTTGTTGGCGGCAGGGATACCTGCATCATCCATAGTCGCACTTCCACCACTCAAGCGCGGTGAGACTCACATCACTCCTCAGCTCACAACCGAACTCCCACAGGTTCTCGCCACAGCCGAAGAAGGACAGCTCTCTGAGATGGAATCTATCGTCAAAGAATCATTTGATAGTCATCAAATCGATGCGGCTACCGTAACGGAGATTTTGGGCTATCAACCTCCATGGGCAATCACGACCACTGGTGCTGCGGATGCCCCACAGCCTATCTCTGACTTAATCGGGACTCTTGAGTCCGTGCCGGATGTGACTCTACCTCCAACAGGCGATCCTGCTGAACAACTCCAGCCATCCGGCGTCGATCTTAATATTGGGACTGCCGGTGAATCACTCGCATCGATTAGGGCTTCAATACCTCCCGCATTTGGGATGGAGCCACCACCTCCGCAAACGGCGGATTTTGGACCAAACTCAAACACTACTGGCATGTTGCCGCCCATAACACCACAACCTACCTCAATTCAGTCATCACCAATTCCCCCACAACCCACCCCGGAGTCACTTCCACCTGTGGACCTAGCTGTTGTGGCCGCCAGAGCCATGGGATTCATTCCATAGGGGACTATATCCGCAATCTTAATACAATACAAAATTTTGGTACCCCCTCCAGGTGGAGGGGTATCCTTAAAACCCTTTTTGGATGTGCTGTTGCAGGTTATGAGGATTATCGGGAGGCGGGATTCGGACTGCATGCTCCCGATCTCCCGCTTGGGATAGGTGGGATAGACGATCCATATTATATATACAACGGACCCATTACTCCGGCTGCTATGTCAGAATACTTCATCCGGGGTGACATCGGTACTGGGTCCATAATCCAGCTAACTGTCACTACGGTCTATCAGGTACTATCACGATCACCACTCACTTGGGAACGAATATTGATGGGGACTAACAGGGGTTCTCCTCAGTGGGCAGTTGCCGCTGTCATTCTGGGATTCAATTCTATTTCGGCCGATTACCGCTCTATACTAATCGATCATTATCAAATGCACCTAGTACCATTGGTGGATTGGAGATCTCAGTTTTCCGATTGGATAACTGCCCTCCGGCGGTGCCCGATCTTGCTGGCCGATCCATCCATACCGCCTTCAGAAGTTCTTATGCTGCGGAAGGTTTTCACCTGTACTTACCGTGCTATGGAGGAGGCCGATTGGGAAGGTGAACAGTTCCGCCGTACCATCAATACCCCAGCACACTTTGGGATTGATTCCTTTGGGAATATATCACGCAGCATCTGGGAACGTGATATCCGCTCCACTATACGAGAATTGGCATTGGAAGTTGTGGGATCTTGCATTTCCGAGGCGAGATTGGACACCCTCGCAGATTGGTGGAGTGCTCGCTGGGCGTGGACCCCTGGGGGTTCCTCATCAGCCCGTACTTCGGTCAATGCGCTCAAGCAGAGCGACGACAGACTACCTTCGGGTGCACGCCCCAATAAGAAAACAATTTTTGAGGAACTTCCCGATGACTGGGCCTCTCGCCTGTTAGCCCACTATCCACCAATCTATGTTGCACGGGCATCCACTAAACATGAACCCGGTGGGAAGTCACGAGCGTTGTACGCGGTCAATGATGAGAACTTCATCATATCAGCATTCGCGTCGGTACACTTGGAGAAACACATGAACGTTTGGGGTATCAAAGCTAAACAGACTCCGGCTGACGTAGTGGACTGGATCGCTGCAGGACGTCGCATCAGGCCTGGCCAGGTCTGGGTGTCAATTGATTATTCCGACTACAACACAGAGCACGAATTGAGCACACTATCCCGACTTAACTGGGAGTTGGCCATCGCATGGAGGAAACTCGGAGGCAGCAATGCCTATGTATCGCAGAAGGTACAGGCAGCAGTATGGGCTGCCAGAGCACATCAGAATGCGTGGGTTCAACGTGGTTCTGAGCTGTGGCGGGTGTTTGGAGGACTTTTTTCTGGTGACCGAGATACTGCCCGTGACAATACAGCTCTGCATGGAGTGTATAGCCGGATGGCCCTCAGGTATACCCAAATTGTTGATCCAGCAGCCAGATTCATCTCTGCCAACTACACAGGTGATGATGAAGACACGTTAATGAATGATTGGGTCAGCGCCATGCTTTACATGCTAATCCACAAACTGATGGAATTCGTGTTGAAGCCTGAAAAACAACTAGTATCTGCTATAATCCACGAATTTTTGCAACGCATGGCAATCCCTGAGGATCTCCCTTCACGGCCTCTTTTTGCTATGCTGTCCCAGTTGGCTTCTGGAAATTGGTATAAAGACGTTTATATCTGGTATGACTCAGCAATCGCGTCTGTCAGTGACAACGTTTGGGAGTTGGTATCACGTGGAATGCCAGTCGTTTTCGCTCGTAGGCTTGCTGCTGAAGTGATAAACGCATCAATGCGTGTCCCTGACGATCGACAACCTGATGGTTGGAGACGTCTTGAATGGTGGTCTTATCGCAATAACGGCATCGGCCCCCATCCTTTGTGGGCTGGTACAGGTAGTGTTGGATCACCCTGCCCACATATTGAGGCAAAGCCGGCTCCTGGTGCTCTGGCCCAGGGTTTAGCCACAGCTGGCTGGATCACTCTCAAACAGCGTGAGTTGGGCATGACCGACTCCAAAGGATGGAAGGTTTACAGCGATCACTGTCTCAAGGAGTCTTATGGTGGGTTCTACGTGTTCGAGCGCAGTCGTGCACACCGCCTATATGCACTTAATACTTGGCCTATCCGTAAGAACCATCCAGTACTGCTGGATATTGATGGTCCTCCTCGGCCCTCGGTTCGTAGGACCCTAGATTTTGTCACTAACACATCTACAGACCGCCGGCCGGCTAAGGAAGAAGAGGTCCTATCTCGGATGGGGTTAGACCAGGCATTGGTGTCATCACTAGGCGGACTCACTGCGGTACTCCGTCAGATGAAACCAGATGTAATGAAGTATTATTCACGACCAGAACTTACTGGATATGTACCACTGGAGCTATTCTGGCTCGATCCTGCTATTCGCGCATGGTACGGCGCCACGGCCATGTCAAAGGTGGATTCGGTGGCCAATTATCAAACGAGGTTGGCTCGTCATTGGCCACCATCTACCTATACTACCCACCATGTGGATGATACAATTAAGTATTTCATACTCGCCCCTAACGCTGCTGGGAAATCATCTTTCACTAACGCCAATCCGTGGTGTGCTGATACCGATCGCATGGTCAGTTCTCTCCAACTCCACCAGGACCTTCACTTCAATTCCAAAAGCGTGTTGCCTCGGTCAACTAAACTTCTTAACGCTGTACATGATATACTTCACACGCAAGGATACACTGCCATGACTACTCAAATGGATGTGGATGATCTCATAGCACCACCATTGCAGCGACCTTACTCTATTAAAATCATTATAGTGTTACCTCCCGCACACATACTGCAACAGCGCATGCAATTACGAGGATGGGATGCGCTCAAGATCGAGCGGCGTATATCTCGCTGGATGGGCATCGTCTCCCGTCTGCCCACCGCGCGCAACCTCTCTACCTCTGAAAAGGACTCTATCACCACGTATGACTCATTCTCAGAACTCCCCTCTCTATAAGTTAGGAACAATTTCGGACTATCGTCCGAAAAAAGTCCCCGCCCCTACCTTTCCC